ACGTAAGCTACCTTGAAATCATCCGCTAAAGGCAAGACCGACAGGCGCAAGGGGCTGGAAATGACCAGCCTTTTGCTCGTGTCTGTCTTCCGAAAGCTGGCATGAGAAGCACATAAATATGACAATTACAGGGTCAAATGATCGTGTAGTTTAGCCGCTTGATAGTGCTCCGAGGTGACGGTAATATACAGTCACCGAAAGGGGAAAACAACAAAAACGGAGGATACGACAATGACGAAGAACGAAGAACGCATCAATAAACTTTTCAAGGAACTGGTACCGGAGACGGGCAAGGCAGACAGCCTCGCAGGGGAGCTGGTAAGGGCAATGAGCCGCATCGGATACCGCTTTTACAACGATGGCGACCAGCTGGGCATCGGCTACGGCAAGGAAACCTGCAACCCTGCAGGGCGGTTCCTTGGAGTCAAGGGCAACGACAAAATCGCAAAGCTGACTGCAGATGCCTGGGCAGTCTACAGCGAGGAAGCCTACGAAAAGGTTCTGGACATCCTTTGCGGAGCGGTTGCTGACTATGTCGAGCAGAACCCAGACCTTAGAAACCAGCCGACTGAAGATATGTGGGACTTCAAAGATGAGGAAGAAGACCAGGATGACAGCTGGGATGAAGAGGAAGATGACTGGGACGAAGAGGAAGATTACGAGGACGATGAAGACTACTAAGCCAGAGAAACACATGGGGCTTGCCGGAAACGGCGGCCCTTTTCTTCTGCCGTAATACGCACAGTTCCGGGGGAACATATTTGTGTAGTATAGCCGCTTGATAGTGTGTGACATAGACGGTAATATGCACATACCGAAACGGAAAACCAAGAAAAACGGAGGAAACCACCATGAAGAAGAACATCACCAAGGAAGAGGAAAAAGCCCTGCTGGAGATCGCCAAGCGCCTGATGGCAGCGGTAGACAGCCGGGGCGACCTCGAAGCCCACGACAATGACAGCGAGGACTTCATTGAGGTTCCGGTCTGGGGCATCCAGAAAGCAATGGAAGAAGCCTACCTGCTGGGACGGATGACCAGATAAACCGACAGCCCCCGACACAGCCCCACACAGGGGCTTGTGCCACGGGTGGCAAAACGATCCGAATGAACCGACAACGTCCAACACAGGGGCAGATGTGGCGGCGTGGATGCGCCAGAAAGGAGAAGCACATGGAAGAGCGGATGATGGATGTCATCGTGGAAATCTACAACCACATGGATGACAGCGATAAGGATGCCTTTACGCTGGAGGATGCCGAGGATATGGTGGAAGACCAGATCAGGATGGATAAGGAAGCCGGACGGGAACCGCTGGCATATGACCCGCAGTTCTTCTACGATACCATTGCGGAACTCATGGAACAGGATGCAGAGTGATGTACATTCTGCTTGGTATTCCGGGCAGAAGATCGTGTACTTTAGCCGCTTGCTATCTGCTGCACCTGACGGTAATATGCACATACCGAAAGGGGAAAGCCCCAAGGAAAAAACGAAAACACGGAGGATTTTACCATGAAGAAGCATTTGATTGACTTTCCGGAGGACAACATCAGCATCGAGAGCTTCTACGACCGACTCAGACCTTGCTACGACAGCATCATGCAGTTCAGTGACCGGGTTCTGGTTGCCCAGATGAACTGGAATGGCATGCTGGAGGGAGCGGTATACGGCTTTGTGGAAGACCCGGAGGAAGGCTGGTCACCGATTGAATGCCGGCTGGAACTTCTGAAGATTTCCGATGAGACCTACACGGATGCCGGTCACGCAATCGAGTGGTGCATCAAGAACGCACACTGAAAAAGGGCAGAGCTCCTTCGGGGGCTTTTGCTCGTAGTGGCGGATTTCTCCAGTGTGGAAATACACATAAATCCGACAAAAAGAGGTGTGTATGATCGTGCAGCATAGCCGCTTGCTATGTCCGGGCAGTGACGGTAATATACAGTCCCAACGAAGGGAAAAGCCCTACGGAAAACAAAACACACGGAGGATACAGACCATGACGAACAAAGCAAAAACCTACCTCAAGAACATTCAGGAAGCCGACACCGAGAAGAAGCTGATCGGCATCGAGATCGCCTTCAAGCAGGACATGACTCTCAGCTGCAACGACCTCGGAAGCCTTTGCAGGGCGGCAGAAGACAAGCGGTACAGCCTGCGGAACAACGAGGAAACGCTGAAGCTGAAGCAGATCCTTTTCTTCCGGACGAAAGCGGAGATGGATGCCTACCACGACATGAGCCGCAAGCCGGAAGACTGGACGGAAGCGGAGATCGAGCAGCAGAGAAGCCGCTTCTGCAGCGTCTGGCAGGTCATCGAGGAAGCGGAGCTGGTCGATGAATACGAGGCTTGGAAGGAAGCCAACCCCAACGCCTAACAGAACCCAAAAGGTACACGCCCCGAAAAGGGGCTGTGCCTCGTATCCGATGTGTTTTATATAAAGTTGCCGAAATGGGAAACTATTTGTTAGTTATACAGAAAAGTTTCCTGTTTAGGAAAATGATATTTCGAGGACTTCTTTGGAGGTCCTTTTTCTTTACCCATTTTTGCAGAAAGGAGGAGATGCCAATGGCTACCAGAGGCAGAAAACCAAAGCCGACCGCCATGAAGGAACTGGAAGGTAATCCGGGCAAGCATCCGCTGAACACCAGCGAACCGAAGCCCAATAAGAAAGCACCGGCTTGTCCGAAGTGGCTGGAGCCGGAAGCAAAGAAAGAGTGGCGTAGACTTGCCAAACAGATGGAAGCCATCGGCATCCTGACCGAAGTGGACATGGCGGCCTTTGCCGGTTACTGTCAGGCGTATGCCCGATGGAAGGAGGCAGAGGAGTTCATCACCCAGCACGGCACTATCGTCAAGACCCCGTCCGGGTACTGGCAGCAGGTGCCGCAGGTGTCCATCGCCCAGACCTATCTGAAGATCATGAACAAGTTTGCAGAGCAGTTCGGTCTGACCCCGTCCTCCCGAAGCCGGATCATTGCTTCGGACGGCGGTCCTGCGGATGCAGCTGATGAGATGGAGAATCTGCTGGGAGGAGGTGGAAGCTGATGGCAGAGTGCAGACCCCAAAACTATCCGAAACTGAAGGACTACAAACCCAGCCGGTTCATGCTTCCGACCTGCCATTACGATGCCGCAAAAGCAGACCGGGCAGTGACTTTTATCGAAAACCTGCGTCATACCAAAGGCAAGTGGGCGGGCAAGCGGTTCTGGCTGCTTCCTTGGCAGGAGCAGATCATCCGGGATGTGTTCGGCATCGTGGATGAAAAGGGAAACCGTCAGTTTCGCACGGCTTATGTCGAAATAGGTAAGAAGAACGGCAAGTCCGAACTTGCCGCTGCGGTGGCCTTGTATCTGCTTTTTGCCGATAATGAGCCATCTGCCGAAGTCTATGGTGCGGCGGCTGACCGCCAGCAGGCATCCATTGTTTTTGATGTTGCCCACCAGATGGTGCAGATGACCCCGGCACTTTTGAAACGGTGCAAGATCATGGCAGCCACCAAGCGCATCGTGAACTACGGGAACGCAGGATTTTATCAGGTTCTGTCTGCCGAAGTTGGTACGAAGCACGGTCTGAACGTGTCAGGTCTGGTGCTGGATGAGGTTCATGCCCAGCCAAACCGAAAACTCTACGATGTCCTTACCAAAGGTTCCGGTGATGCCCGTGAGCAGCCGTTGTTCTTCCTGATCACCACGGCCGGCACGGACAAGGAGAGCATCTGCTACGAGCTCCACATGAAAGCCCTTGACCTGCTGGCTGGACGTAAGATCGACCACACCTTTTATCCTGTGGTCTATGGACTGACAGATGAGGATGACTGGCATGATGAAGCCAACTGGTATAAGGCAAATCCCTCATTGGGGCAGACCATTCAGATCCAGCGTGTCCGGGATGCATATCAGGAAGCACTGGATAACCCGGCAGAGGAGAATGTGTTCAAGCAACTTCGTCTGAACATGTGGGTGTCCTCGCTGACCCGGTTTATCCCGGAACACATCTATGACCTCGGCAATCAGCCAATCGATATGGAAGCACTTAAAGGCCGTGACTGTTATGGAGGACTGGACTTGTCCAGCACTGGAGACATCACGGCTTTTGTGCTGATGTTCCCGCCCAGAGTTCCAGAGGAGAAGTACATCATGCTTCCGTTTTTCTGGATACCGGAGGATACGATCCCCCAGCGGGTGCGCAGGGCATCCGTTCCGTATGATGTCTGGTATCAGCAGGGCTACCTGATGGCGACAGAAGGCAATGTCATCCACTACGGATTTATTGAAAAGGTCATCGAGGAACTAGGCAAGACCTACCATATTTTAGAGATTGCCTTTGACCGATGGGGAGCCGTGCAGATGACCCAGAACCTTGAGGGGATGGGATTCACAGTCGTTCCTTTCGGTCAGGGCTTTAAAGATATGAGCCCGCCTACCAAGGAGTTCTACAAGCTCCTGATGGAAGGCGGGATCATCCACGGCGGCAATCCGGTTATGGCATGGATGGCGGGGAATGTGGTCGTGGATACCGACCCGGCTGGCAACATCAAGCCGACCAAGGCGAAGTCGCCGGAGAAGATCGATGGTATCGTCGCTGCGATCATGGCACTGGACCGCTGCATCCGAAATGAAGGTCAGCAGCAGGGAAGCGTCTACGACGAACGTGACATGATCGTTTTTTGATATGAAGATTTGGAGGAAAACACAATGAAGTATCTGATGAGTGCAGAATGGTGGAAGGCAGCCGGCATCCGTGCTGCAAAGACGATGTTCCAGACTGGTGCGGCTCTGGTCGTGACACAGATGCCCGGCGGCACTGTGGACTGGGTTGCAGTTGGCAGCGCGGCTATTGTGGCAGGTGTTGCGTCCTTTGGTACCAGCCTTGCCGGCCTGCCGGAACTGGAGAAAGGAGATAAGGCTTAATGGGATTCTGGGAATGGATGGGGTTTGAGAACCCAAGGGATTCTCCCAAAACAGAACAACCAAAAGAAGGCCTGCCGAAGGTCACGGATAACGTCCGCGATTCCGGGCAGACCTTTGTATTTGGCCGTTCCAATGCCGGGGAGCAGGTGGATGAAAAAGCTGCCATGCAGATCCCGACTGTGTATGCCTGTGTCCGTCTGCTGGCAGAGTCCATTGCGGCACTGCCGCTGCATCTCTACCGGATGACAGACGATAATGGAAACAAGGAAAAGGCGCGGGATCATCCGCTGTATAAGATTCTGTATCGCCAGCCTAACCCGGAAATGACATCCTTTGTCTTCTGGGAAACTCTGATGACCCATCTGCTCCTCTGGGGCAACGCTTATGCACAGATCGTCCGGGATGGCAAGAACACGGTGCTGGGGCTGTATCCTCTTTTACC